ACAGCACGGCGCCCAACTAATCCGAGTGAGCCTGGAAGTTTGGCTAAGACTGCACCGCTCAGATCACCGCTGACATTCGTAACTCGATAAATTGAGTGACGCTTAAAACAAATGACCTGCTGTTGTTGCCAGGGAAACACTCGCACCAGGTCATCGGATTCACCTTGATTGATCTGGAAATCGTCAATGGTCCAGTCGTACTCAACGTAATCGGCAATGTCGGAAACGGCGATTCGGTCTTTGCCGTAAGGGACCAACATTCTGTTGGCGGCATTCTCAGCATAGTAAGCATTTGGCACAGTTGCCCGTCCACCGGTTGGAGGTGGAAACGGTTGCCAATAGACACTCCAATCACCATGCCAAAGCAACGGCGTTTGCAGTGGGCCGCGCCAAAGGAAGAACACGTCAAAGCATTGGCTGAACTCGACCGTGGCTGTGATTGTCTCAGATAACGGAAGGAACTGCGGAAATTCGCCGTCGCGCACGAACCAGACACCATTTGAAACGGCGACTGCCAGCCATTCGAGCCCGTTCGGATTAGAAAAGAGTCCAACGCCAAAGATCGTGTTATACTTAATCGTGTTGAGCGCACCTGGGCACAAACTCCCTAGCCGCGTCTCCAATCCTCCGTTCTCGACCCGGACATTGTAACCTTCGCGATAGAACCCTGGCTGCATCGAAGCTGGATCCTTGCTCTTCATATCCATCCCGGTGAAGGTCGCGTCTCCGTTCGGAGTCTCGACCTCATTTTGTCTGTACCGGAGTGGTGCCCAGCGTGACATTTACTTTGTTCGACCAGTGTACGGGCTCGGTTCGTCAGGACGGGTGTCAGTGTCGACGTCTGGGCTCATCGGCAAATTGTCGCGCGGCGTTACCGTGGGCTTGCCGTAAACTTTCGGATTATCGGGGCTATCGTGTTTCGGTTTTGGAGGTGGCATTTTACGCTTGGGGTTGAGGTCCATACGGACTCGGGGGAGGCGGGATCATAGGTGCCGGGGCAGGCTGCGGGACTCCACCCGAACCGCCAAACGGAGCGGGGGCTGGCGGTATGGCAGGCGGTGGTAATTGCTCATGCGCGGGTTTTGGAGACTGCGCCTTTTTCTGCGGATAGATTCCTTTAGGATCCGGAACATCGTGTTTATGTTTATTCGGAGCTGGCATAGGATGTTTCCTTGTTAAATTTCAGCGGCGATTTGTTTTAACCTGGTGACGCCGCCCCAGGCTTGCGCGAGCGTGTTAGCCGTATCGAACCAGGTCTTTGGCGGCATCCATTTGGCGATTGAGCCTGGGAAAATCAGGTAAACAATTATCTTGGACTCGGTTCCGCCTTTCTTTGGGTCCGGGTCAATTGCGAGTGCCTTAGCCAGGCGCATTGAACCTTCGCCGATCTTCGAGCTCGGCCCCACGTCACCATAGATCGCATAGCAGTTGTCGCCGGTCTTCGAGTTGTAGACCAGAGCTACATCGCCCAGCTTGGCACCATTGGCATGATTGCCAGGGAGCACCAGGAACGGTATTGAGCCGCTGTCCATGTAGCAGTACGGCGAATCGGAGCTGTAGGCGGGATTCGTGTGACTCGTGCCGCTGACGTACATGCCAGGATAAGGGTCATAGATCGCCTGTTTAATCGGATAACCTTTGCCATCTACTGGGCCGCCCCACCAGTTGCCACCCTGGTCATCGCCGCCATTTGCGGTATAATCGATGCCTGAATTGTTTGGTCCGTAGGCATTCGAGGCGCCGTCTGCATCAATCGCGAAACCCGCCTTATAGACGAATGATTTCGGAGTACCGGTGACCGAATAAATCGTTATGCCACCGACTGAATCTATTTTTGTTAGGTCGCTCATTGGAAAGTTCGTTGAAACCAATTTGGTCCGTTCTTTTTAACCTGTTTAATGGTCTTCTGAAGCTGTTGGCGTTTAGCGGCTAGTGCCGCTTCCTCTTGCTGGATACGAATCTTATCCTGGGTAGTGACGACCTTAGATCGCACCATCGCTTTAGCGGCACTGGATTGGCTAGCGGCAACTCCCGCAGCGTTACGTGCCGCCGCAGCGGCATTGGCCGCGGTATCAGCCGCGTTTACCGCTTGGATACTGGCTGCGTGACTCTGGTTGCTCGCATCTAAGACGGTATGACTGATTGCTAGCACACTCTGACTGATTGTATGACCTTGCTCCAGACTTGATGTGATATCGTCCTGAATCCGGTTAACCCGCTCCAAAACTCCGTCCATTATTTTGGTTGCGGCGGTAAGTTGAATCGCTCGAGTACGTTCTTTTTCTTGAGCTTTCATCGCCTGCTCTTCAGCAACCTGCGCCTGTTGGCGCACCAGCACGAGTTCCTCTTGCTGGGCAAGCAAAAGCTTGCGCAAAGCGTCATTGGTTGCTTCGATCTTTGTCCAAACGATCGCCAAACTGATCGCTACAATGCAGAGGTGGAAACCCCAAAAGAGCAGGTCATTAGCCGTGTCGGCACTGAACCGGCGCCGTTTGGGCGGAGGGACAATCTGCGGTGTATCGAGCGGATTATCTGCCGACTGGCGCGATATCGGCTGCTCGCTCGATACGCTCCAACCGTTTGTCGATCCGATCAAATATGACGTTGTTGCGTTCAATGATTTTTCCCATGTCGCTGACCATTGTTTTCAGAGAATCGATATATTCCTTGCGTTCGTTTTCGTTAGCAGTCTGAAGTTTGGCTAAATCCGCCCGCGTGCTTTTCAGGTAAAGCCAGCAAATTCCGAGAACGAGCACGAACAAGCCTATGTTCAATGCCTGGATTGGCCAGGAAGAAACCCGCTCGACGTTTTTAAGTGCGTCATCTATCATCTCGCTCCCAACCGCTAGATAAAACTGGTAGCCCAAAATCACGATCATCATAACCTGGGAACGCACCAAGACGTAAGCAACACTGGCTTCATGCATTCATTAACCCCCTGCGCTGCTTTTTCTCCGTGCCTTTGATGTTTCCCTTGTTCTGCGATGCGTAGAAGACCCGCTCACCCTTCTCCTTGCCGTACTGGTCCTGCATCGCCCGCTTGATTTTCTTGCCCTTCTTAGTCAGTGGCATTGTGTCACCTCGCGTATCCTTGCCAATTATCCCGTTGCCCCTGCTGAAGTTGCTGCTGATCGAAAGCTTCTGAGAGATAGCCGAACGCTTGGGTGAGCTGGTCCGGAGCTTTCTCGTTCTGCCCATCGACGACGAGCGTATCGGCAAACGCGGCCTGCGTGACGAACCTGGTCATCGGATAAGGGATCCGGAACATCGTCCACGAGGCGGGCGTCAAGCTCGGCTGCTGTCCAACGTTTTTGTCGATGCTCGAGATGTAGGTATCGGTCCCGTCAATCGTTGCGTCACCGGTATTGTACGTAGTCGTAGGAACCCACTGCGATCGGCCAATGCCGGGATAGGGGATCCGGAATAGCAGCCAGACGAAAGTGCAGTTAGAAGTTGCAGTGAATTCCAGCCCACGGGCGCTGATTAGGAACTGCTGGCGGATCTTGTGCTCTTGCTCGTAAGGATTCTTGTTCCAGGCGCCGAATGCCGTACCGACCGGTGTCTTTCCCGGTGCCTGCCACGGGATATACCGCGGCGACACGTTCGGGTTCGGTGCCCAGATAGCCGCGTTAGAGAGCGGTGCGCCCGTGGTCATCACAAGCGCCTGGTAATAGGCTTGAGTGCCAGGATCCCAGACAATCGAGTTCAAGGGGTAACACGCAGTGACGTCGTAATCGGGCGCAAACGCGCGTTGCTCGCAGAACGTGGTTTCGATGAAGTCGTACAGATCCCAAGCCTCGCGCAGCCGGTCATCCATGAATCCCAGCATCTGGTAGGCTGCTTCCGGATCCATATTGGCATCGTCGCCGGTGGGCACCAGACCTCGCCGGCGGGCGACGTCATAGAGGATTCGCTGCGTTGAGTAGGCAACATTCATCGACGGTTCTGTTTAAGATTCATGGCCGTCTGATCATCACCTTTCTCGACTTCGTAAGAACTCTTACGTCAGGATTATCAGCTTTGAACTCTCTTACGAACTGCTTATCGTTCCAGCAGTCTTTGCCTTCTTTCTTGACCCAGTGAAAGAACACCTCCGGATCGACCCGCATATGGAGCTCACCCAACCCGTCCATAAACATATTGTCGAGGCGTTCAGTGGCGGTCGCGATTCGCCGTTGGCTTGCGAATGCCAGTTCCTCCTCGGCACGTTGTTCGTCGGTGAGAGTCCGAACGAAATCTCGCACGAACTCTTCACCGCGAGCTGCCGCTAAGTCAGCGGCGAACTGTTCCCATCCCAGAATCATTTATGCAGTAGGCGCGATTTTTCCTAAGCCGAGCGGGTTGTAGATAACAAGCCCGCAGATTGCGTCGACGTAGCCCCTCGGTCCACCACCTAAGTCGGGGTTTTCTTTATACCCTGGCATTCTGTTGTACCGCAGCTCGAACTGGTCCCAGTCAATCAGGTATCCGCGCCCGTTAAAGACATTCGCGATCGCCGAATCCTTGGCCAGGAACAGCGAGAGGATCAGTTTGACTGAGCCAAAGTCGCCTTGCCAGAAATCGACCGTGTTGATGATCGCCTTGGAGTCTGCGTCCTGGTTGAACCGGCGCAGCGGCACCGTCGAGACACTACTAGGGACATAGGTCGCGAAACTCGAGAACCGTTTCTTGAGCGCCGTGCCGCAGATCAGATCGAAATCTTTCTGTTGCCCGGTCTGCTGATAGATCGATTCCATGGCGCCATTGACGTCGTCTTCTATCATCGTTGCGGTGGTCATCGTAAGGATCGAGGTCAGCGGCGTAAGAAAGGTAGCCGGACACGGCAAATCAGTCTGTGCCGTGTTAGTAATCCACTTGCCAACCCCACGGGTCAGATAGGCTTTAGTCGCGCCGTCATCAGCCTGGGAATCCTGGTCAGAGCAGAAAGTCGCTTCCATCGAGCGCTTCAGCTCCAGAATGACCTTCTTAATCGCCCGCTGCATTTCAGCGTGCCGGCCCACACCGGCAACGTCGCTGACGTTTTGGGCCATGTCGCTCACCATGAACGCCTTGCGGAATTTCTGGATCCGCCCGTGAGCCTTGGCCCGCTTCGCGGCCGGGTTCACGTAATCGGTAGCGACAACGTCTATGCCATCGATAATACCCCCAAGTTGAGGGTCATCGTAGGCATCCATCTGCCAGTCATAGATTGTGTTGACCGGCTCAGACCCTTTCGGGCACATCGAGGAAAATGGTGTGTTTTTATAGTCCACCATTGCGATGACATCGGCAAAATCCTCGCGTTTGCCGACTTGATTGATCTCCAATAAACCTGCCATTTGTGCTTCAGCTTTTTGAGCGCTGAGCACGTGCTTCTGCCCCACCTGCAATCAGGGAATCAACGAACCGGTCCAGCGCTTTGCTGGAAGGGTCCGTTGCGATTGCAGAGAGTTCTTCGCCGCTCAACGCCCGAGATTTGGGAACACGTGGTGCGGCTGCAGGTTGCGGAGTTGCCAGAGGAGGCGTTTGACCGTTACCCTTTTGGGCTGATTTGGCTAAGCGGACCTTCCGGCCCATGATGGCATCGCCAATAATCAACGCTATATCGGGAAACTTGCGGCATTCAGGAAACACTTTTAACCAGGAAATCATCTCCTGGTTATCAACGCTTCCCGCCTTGAACAGGGACGGATATGATTTAAGCGCCAGGCTATCAAAATCAGCTTTGGCATCGATGTACTTATCCCGCTGAGGGATATGTACGGAGAGCATCTCCTCGGCATTTGCCAGGATCCGCTTTACCTCGGGCCCATCCAGAAACCTGGTCTTGCCTTCTCCGAGATCGACGTTGCCACCATCCAAATTCTGAATAGCCCAGCTCTTAGCTCTTAAAACGAGCTTTACTCGTTCTTGGAGTTCAGCCCTGGTTTCAATGCCGGCTAAGGGCGAGTCCGGAGTCGGAGCAACCGGCGGCGGAGCGACAAACTTGGCTTTCAAGTCCGTTAGCTCAGCCTCGAGTGCGGCGGCTTTTTCCTCGGCGCCCTTGCGTTGGGCGGTGAGTTTATCGATCCGTTTCTGGGCCGAATCCGAAATTTCCTGTTTAGGAGGTTCCTCTTCTGGCGGAGGTTCTTCCACCTCGGGAGGTAATTCCTCCGGGGGTCGAATCTCATCCGGCACTTCTGCAGGTGCCGCTGGTGCCTTTTCCGGCGCCGGTTCCTTTGGCGCCGCAGGCTTTGTGTCACCCGATTCACCCTCCGGACCAAAAGCATCCTTGAAAAGAGGGATGTGGCTTAACAGATCGTCCAAATCCGGCTCGGGTAATGGCTCAGCCGGTGGGAGGGTCTGGGTACCTTTAGGTTCCTCTGCCATGTTTTTCGCAAAAACAAGAAAACGCTAGCCAGATCGAATTGGAGCGTCGACCAGTGCGCTTAGAGACACGTTGTCTCACACAAACGCCTTAAGCGCAATAATGGATTTAATGGGACAATTTGTTCCACAAAGAACGTTCGACTTGTGCCCGTGTCGGGATTGGGCCATGATTGGTACCAATCGTTGGTTAAAACTGTCTCAACCCGTCACTGAGTGGTGGCGGGTTTTTTTCGCTGGACTGGTTGTTTACGCTCGAGCGAGCGCACCGGCAACTCAGGTTTAAGTCCGCCTTTGCGCAGCCGGTTGAAATGCGCATCGCAGAACCCGCGGGCTTTGGCCGGACGCAAACAACCGGCCACCTTACACTTTTTCCATTTCGACAACGCCCACTTATTCGCTGGGAGAAGCAAAAGAACCGACTACGGGCGGTGCCTGCTCTTTGATCTCTTCGCGCACCGTGATTTGACGATCCTCGATTCGCTTCAAGACGAGCGCAATTTCCTGCAGGCGCTCGTTGATTGATCTCAGGGTTCCCTTTGTTTCTTCGTCCATAATTCTCAAGGTTCCTCTATTGGGGTTGCACTTTGATCCGCCGGTCCCGGCACGTCGCCGGCACGCAGTCCCTCGAGGTTCGCCAGGATGTAGTCGGCATAGTTCACCCAACCTTGGTAGTAAGCGCTCAACTGAGCGTTTTTGATGATCTCATCGTTGCGAAGCATCGCCTCGGCTTTCATTTTAGCCTCGATCAACACCTGCCGAATTGCGCCCCAGTGGCGTTTATCGATCTCAGCCAAGACACCCGGCAACTGCTCAAAGGCGAGCTCGGTGATGTCGTCGACGATCTGGAGAACGGGAACGATCGCAGGAACGGTTTCCGGCCGGAAGAACCATTTGAACGGATAAACCGTCGAGCCACTGATCGCGTCAGGCATTGGCTTAAGTCGCGGTGAAGTTGCTCGCGTTGCTCAGTTGCCCGTCACCGTTTTTCACGCTCACCGCATGGATGCCGGTCGTGGCGATCTGAGCCGCAGGAATAACTACGTTAAACGCTGTCTGGGTCACAGTGCCCATCGGACTCAACGCAGTCGTGCCGATTACGGCTTTTGCGCCGGCATCAAAACCTGTGCCTGTGATGTTCACGGTAACATTGGTATTGGCCGGCGCAGTGTTTGGGTTCAGCGCGACAAGAGTCGGTGCCGCGGGTTTTGGCAACATCTGCCAATACATCTGGTCAAAATCCGCAGACTCTTTCTTCTGATGCAGGACTGTGCCTCTATATATATAGAAGCGATCTTTGAGGGGCACGCTCGAGCTGTCGATAGTGGCTGGCATCAGGTCACGTTATATCTGCGGC